CCAGGAGGTAGTACCAGCGGTACCCGAGGCGCCGAAGTAGCAGCCGGTTACGGCAATGTCCTCCGAGGGTGTGTGGTCGTACGGGCCGAACCCGCCGAACTCCGCAGAGCTCTTGGCTAGGTCGATCTGGACAGCCTCGGAGAAGTCGCGCCCACCCGGGTCCACGTAGCCACGGAACAGACAGTCAGTCACGCGCCCGTGGATGGTGCTGTTGAACTCGACGCCGTGGTAACCAGGTAGGTCGCGAATCTCTAGGTCACGCACAACTACGTTGCTGGTATGGCCAATTGAGATGCACATAGCCGAGGACGTCATACCCGGCGTGGTGCCGCGCATGTTCCAGAGTCCACCCTCAATGGTGATGTTGCTGTATCCGGTGTACCCACCGAACGACTGACCAGCGTCACCGTTCAGCAGCATGGTGCCACCGTGGTTGCGCCGGAACTCAGCACCCTGCGCCAGGGACAGGCGAGTGTTCCCGTAGATTCGCAGGGTGGCGCCCAGTAGGTAGATGCCGGGCGGGACCTGTACTAGCGCCCCGCCCCTGTCTCGCGCATCGTTGAGCGCTAGCTGTATCGCAGCGTCAGAGTTCACAGCACCGGACGGATCGGCCCCGTAGTTCGTAACCGTTAGTCCAGTCGACTGGTTCATGGATTCCAGCCGACCGGCGGTAATGTCCATTCCGGGTAGCCATTGCGCGACCGGTATTGCGACCATGTGTACTCCTATAGTGAAGCGATAGCGGGATCAGCTAGCGCGATTGCAGTGCCCGCTACCTGGGGCTTGACGACGCCGTTGACGGACCGCGTAACCGTGAACCGCTGAGTACCCAGCTCCTTGAAGTTGTCCGCTGAGATGGTGACCGGTAGAACCTGCGTGCTGTTGCTACCGACCAGCGAGCGGAAGCCGATGGAGCCTGCGGCAGTCAGGTCCGTGTCAGTGACTTCTAGCTGCCATGCGGCCGGTTCAGCGGCAGAGCGCAACCAGGACTTAGCCCGGAGCGTGGACCCGCTGATCTGGAACCGTGTGGTGTAGAAGGTGTTCACAGCGAACGTGCCCAGCGCGACGGATCCGCCCACCTGAGTCTCAGCACCATTGCGCTTACGGATCGTCAGATTCATTGCCTGCGTGCCCCCGACCACCTGTACCCGCGCGAAGTACATGTGCGTGGTGTCGGTGTAACGCCCAAACAGGAACATGTAGTTGGAGTCAGTGAGTGCGGTCTTATCCATCGCCCAATCGGTGATCAGGTCCACATCGGCCGAGGGGGCGGGAATCAGCGTGTGGCGGAGGATGTTCTTTGTACTGTGGATGTGCTGTCCGAGCCCACCACTGACCGCAAAGTCTGTGGCTGATCCGGACACCTGTACCGGTGTCCACGCCTGGCCCGTATCCGCCGTGCCCCAGCCAGCAGTGATCGCAGTGCGCGTGAACGTGTCAGATACTGCCCGCCCATTGCCAGGGCCCATCAGCCGGAGTCCCCACGCATAGCACACCTGACTAACCGGGGGCGTTCCACCCTGGCGTGCCCGCATCTTCGCGCGTCCAGCCGTGGCAGGAGCAGTCGCCGTCGCCTCCAAATAGGTCCACTTCCCCGCTGGAACGGCAGGCTGAGCAGCGCCGGACGTGCTGATGAAGACCCCAGCGCTGGTGTACCAGTGGACAGACGGCCGGATATCCGGTGAGCCCGTGGGCGAGTAGAACCAACCGCAGATCTTGTACACGGCACCAGGGATGACGCTTCCGACGGGGGACAGATCAGCGTCAGCAGAGTGCGACTCAGTGGCTCCGCCTGGCGTGAGCCGTATGGAGCCCGAGCCCCTCGGGTGAACGATGTCCTGCGCCCAAGCAAGCGAGCCAGAGGCGGCAGTCCAGCCGGAAGCCGATGTGTCGAACCACGGGTTGCCGTTCAGCACCGAGCCAACGGCGTTGACCTTCATGCGCTCGCCAGCAACCTTGATGTCCCACGGGGAATCCGCCGGATCCTCGGTCCACTGGGGCCCGGCCGTGACCGTGGTCATCAGCGTGGTGTCAGTGGTGCCGACCGGTAGAGCGAGCTTGGTACCGTCCGTGTCAGCCTTGGCGTACAGGCTGGTGTTCTCGACCTGCGCCACCCGCCAGGGACCACCGGGCGAACAGTTGAAGGTGATCTCCCAGCGGTACATGTCAAGCACTTCGCTGTAGCCGTTCACGATCAGGTCTACGTCTTCATGCGAGATGAACGACGGTAGGTCGGTCAGCCTGATCACGTCACCCTCGCGAAGCTTCAGGATCTGCGGGATAAGCACCTCAGCCCCGGGCTTGTGGAGCATGACCGTGACCGTGGGATACCGGGCGCCATCGAACGTGCCCAGGTGTAGCAGCCAGTTGGCCATGGGCTCGGGCTGTGTGTCGTTGCCGAGGGACAGTGAGACAGACTCGTCATAGACACCGATGCCCAGCGGCGGAGCCTGCACCGACAGTGGACCATCGGCCAGGAACGCACGCGCCGCAGAGCCACCATCGCGGGTGACTTGGATGTCGTTCCGCACCGTGCTGTCGTCGTCCACCGGCTCCAAGTCCGGTGCTAGACCAGCCTTGTTGTAGGACAACGTGAGTGCCGGTTCCTGCATGTACATCGACGCGCGGTCACGGAAGACGAGACCCACGCGGTTCAGCGATTCGAGCAAGAACCCGTTGTCCGCTGCGGCAGCTTCCTCGAACAGATCCACCAGGGTTTCGGGCTTCTGCGGTCCAACCTGCTCGGACGTGATGTCCTGGCCGTGGATGCGCTCGACCGGAACAGACTCTTCGGTGCCCAAACGCATGATGCGGTTCCAAGCAGTCTCGCCGTTGTACGCATCATCGGATCCGTCATACAGCGTGGATGCCGACGTGGGCAGAACGGAGAGGTGACCAATGGCCCAACCCTCGTGCGCTGCACCCCAGTTGGCAGTGATCGCGCTGAGGCGCCCAGCGGTACCCGAGTAGGTCCGGCCGATGCCACCAGCGTTACCGCCCACATCCTGCCAGTCGAGACGCCATGTGACCGTGCCCGCCGTCTCCTTGACCCAGAAACGCATACGGGTCCAGCCGTGGTAGATGTCATCACCGATGCTGACGCCCTGATCCACAACCATGTTCGTGGAGCTGTCATAGCCCCGGATGATGGCGGTGTCCTTCATGAGGATGAATGCCCAGCGCTTCACCGTGCCGTTGGGTGAGCTGAAGCTGATGAACTCCGGGCCCGGCGTGACGACATCGGGGATCTTGTCATCGGCGTTGTAGACGAACTCAACTTGCCATTCCCCGGACGGCATTGACGCCGGAATCGGGGCGGACAGGGTGCCACCGGTCTTGATCTTAGGCAGCGCATCGGACGATGGCAGATCACTCGCTGATGCCCAGTCAACTCCGGCCAGTGCCGCAGAGTCCACACCAGCGATAGGCGACCATGCGCGGGTCGAGTACTTCCCATCCTCCATAGGCCAGTAGGCGACGGGGTTACCGGACGGGATGCGGCGACGCAGGGTCGAGTCAAGCGCCTTCAGACCCTGGCCCAGTCGGCGCAGGATGCCGTTAGCCTCAACCGGCACGTAGACGTCAGACTCATCCGGGGTCCACTTAGAGGGCCAGGTGGAGACTTCCCCTAGGAACCTGTCCTCACGGTCACGAATCTGGGCTCCGCCATGCATGGACCACAGCCGACCGGCGCCATCCGTGAACGAGGTGACATCAGCGGCCTGCGCTGTGAAGTCGGGGTTAGCAACCACCGTGCCGTTGATGCCGTTGCGTACCTCAAACTTGTACCCGCGACCGATGAACGGCGCACGGTACGGCTTGATGTTGGTGTCGTCATACGGGGCGATCTTCAGCGGTGCCGTGGAGTTGAACACCGAGACCGTACCGGCGAGCACGGAGTCAGGTCCTAGCTGCGTCCAGGGGCCATCTATCGAAGGGGCGGTGTACCAACGGACCGTGCGACCACCGGCGCCGTTATCTACGTCCAGGGTCACGCGTACGGCCGCGCGCTGCGGGATCTCGGTCAGCGTGCGGGAGTGAAACCACGTCGTCGCCTTGGTGCCATCGGTCGTGTACTGAAGCTGTAGCACTCCCTGATACACCTTCAGGAACCATGACCGCTGATCGGCTTGTGCCTCCCACTTAGCCATGATCATCTGGTTATCCGGGCCGTACCAATTCGGCTGAATCTCGGCCCGAATGTCTAGGTCCCCCGTGATATCCAGCGCCGCAGTGTCCGGCGTACTGACGTAGTCGTTGGGGTCACCATTGAGACTCAGGTACTTATCGGTGGCGGGCACCGACACACGCATCTGAGTGTTACGGCCGATCTGCCCATACAGCGGGCTCTCGGCATTGCGCGGGGAGTACTTGCCCGAGCGGTTATTGATGGTCAGGGAGAGGCGGGAAGGGTCAGTGTTCTGTCCCTGGTCACGTCGCCCGCGCGAGATCTGCTTAGCGTCGCGTAGGTAGACGTCAGAGCTGATGTCCGACCACGCGCCGTTGAGCAATAGCTCAGTCCGAATGTCCAGCGGAAAGACCACTGACCCACCCTCCTATCAGTTACCGAATGCAGTCTGAACGCTTCCGCGTCCCTGCGTCTTCACGATGCGACGGATTAGCCGCTTCATGTCTTCATCCGAGCCGGTGACGTCAACGACTAGTCGCTGAGATCCACCCTGCCCGTTTACGCCCTGTACCCGAGCGGCGTTTAGCATGCCGTTCAGCTTGGACAGTGGGAGCACCGCTTCGTTCTCGCGGCCTTCACCAATCATCGCCATGGTCGGACCAGTGGTCACACCACCCGTTGCCAGGTAAGGGATGTTCGGCGTTCCGAGAGTGATGCTCGGAATGTCAACGCCCATGATCGACCCGCCACCGATGGTGAATGACAGATTGTTCCAACCACGGATAACGAAGTTGACAGCATCCTTGAACCCGGACTTTAGGCCGTCCCACATACCACGCAGCGCGCTGGAAATGCGGCCGGGAATGCTCTTGAACCAACCCACCAGGTCGTTCCACTTTGACTTGACCCATGCGGCACCGGTCGACACCCAACCGGGAATGGTCTGCGTGAAGAACCGGCCGAGGGGCGCGAACACGTTGGAGACTAGGTAGTTCCAACCGGCCAGGAACCCGGCCTTGATGACGTTCCACGCCTGTAGAAGTCGCTCCTTCACGGCCTCCCAGTTCGCCGCCAGTGCAATGACAATGGCGATGATCAGCACGATAAGGCCAATGATCCAGAAGATCGGGTTAGCCAGCATCGCGGAGTTCATTGCCCACACAGCGATAGTCGCTATGCCGAATGCAATAGCCAGACCCAGCAGCGCCGCAGCAACGATCTTCACTACTTCCGGGTGGGCAGTCATGAAGTCGCCTAGCCACTGCAACGCAGGCTGTAGCGACTCGCCAATCGTGGTGGCCATGGAGCGCCAGACCACATCAAGGGACTGTGTGGCAGACATGCTCTCAGTGGCCTTAGCCGCTGATCCTGCCGCCTTATCCATGCCCGATGCCGCAGCAGCAGCCGCAGGGTTCATCGCAAACAGCGCGTCCGTCTGCTCTCCGGCCATGTCGCCGAATAGCTGAACGGCTAGCTGAGCCTGCTTGGCCGGATCCTTGACACCCTGGATAGCCGTGATGGCGTCACCCATGGCAGTCTCGGCATCCTTACCGCCGGACTTCAGACGCGCGAACATGTCCTTGGAGTCGAGCCCCAGGGACTTGAATGCGGTAGAAGCCTGCGCCGTGTTCTCCGTAGTGATACGGCCGAATTCGTGGATGATGTCTGCGGCCTGGTCGATGTCCTTACCACCGGCCTTGACGTACTGAGACAGCATGCCGAACGCGTCGGCGCCGCTGATACCCAGTCGCTTGAACTGCTGTCCGTACTCGCCGACCACTTCAGTAATGTCGCCAACCATGGACTTGGGCAGCGTCTTGGAAGCCTGCGTCAGCAGGTCGAATGCCTCGGTACCATCCTTGGCCAGGCCGTTGGAAATCATCTTGCCTGCGGCCGTGGCAGCGTCGGCAACGTCTACGCCTAGCGCATTGGCAACCGTCAGAGCGTCTTCGGTCATCTGCGTGGTCTCGGCCTCGGTCATGGAACCCAAGCCCTTTAGCGCCTGCGTGACAGCACCAACGGCATCCCCCACTTCAGTGATGGACTCGCCAAACCCACCACTGTAGACAGCACCAGCAGCCTTACCGGCCGTGGCCGCTTCAGACTCGGTCAGGCCGTACTGACTCTGAAGCGTGGAGTTCACCGCAGTTAGGTCTACGCCTGCCTGCAATCCCTCGGAGAAGAGTGCGCCCACGCCTACGCCAGCAGCGAGACCGGCCGCACCCTTTCCCAGTTCGCCTAGCTTGCTATTAGCACGCTGGACACCGTCATCCATTCCACTTTCTAGCTCGCTGGTATCAACCCCGATGGAAACCATTAGGTCGTCTAGGGTCACTTCTCTGTGCCTCCAATCTGGCGGTTGTACGTCTTGACAGCAGAAAGCATTTCCCGCCAGTCCTGTCGCTGCCCCCGGTCCCACTTAGGCATGAAGTCCTTGGGGGTCGAAGCCTTGGTGCCCTTACCACGGGCAGTGTTAGCGACAGTCGCCGTCAACATGGCAATCAGAGAGTCCATGCGCTCAGGACCCAACGGCCCCGAAACCGATTCGTACGCCATCCATTCCGTGATCTCACGGGAAGAGACGCGCGCGAGTAGTTCCGGGACCGTGTACCCAAGATGTGCTGCTAGTCGGAAGTGGAATCGGTGCTCAGGGTCTTCCCGGATTTTCCCGCCGCAGCCTCCACGTCTTCCTTTCGGAGACCGGAGAGCCGCATGGCAACATCGCCGAGACGGTCAAGAACAGCGCCGGACTTGGCCGAGAGAGCCTTGATGTCCTTATCGCTGAACAGACGCTCGCCGGACTCGTCGATGAGGCAGCGAGAAACCAGCTTCGCTAGCTGATCCTGCATGTTGAGCCGCTGCACAGTGCCGTTCGGACTGAGCACGACCATGGAAGCCTGGTAGGAGTTCCGGTCGGCGCCGGACATACCAGTGACACGGACAGTGCCGCCCCACTCCGGAACGTCAACGTCTTC